GTACTGATGTTGATGAGAAAAAGTATGAGTCGAAGAAGAATGATATTTTTGCTCAGGATTATCCTGGAGTCAAGGACCAATTTATTGATCCTGAAATAGCTGTACTTGAACGTATGGTACAGAAAATGGAACTTGAAGCTAAGATTGTAGTGCTTAATGACAATGTTGATCAAACCGGGTTTTTGAGTCGTACTACCCTTCAAAATCGCCATATCATTAATAGCAACAAATCTCGTGATTTACTTGGCGTTTTTGAACCAGTTCAAATTGATGAGCGCATATATTGGAAGAATTTTGTTCGCGAGCCTGGCGAATACCGCGTTCCAAAATTGTTAACTGTATTTATTTTGGTTGGGTTGATTGATCAGTTGGCCTCTCAAATGATGGTTTTTCGCGAATTGTCTGAGGACAATTTTATGGTGCTACGTTCTTATGCTCAGCGGTTATTACGTACGATTAGTTGTACCGCTCAACAGGAACTTGATTGCGTCACGTGGGCGCCAATATTAGCGTGGGAAAAACATAAGGTGATGCATGCCTTATCTAACCCTTATGGTGAGAAGGGTTATTTTTCGAGAGATTTGAATTTCCGTGGGATTTTTGACTCTCCACCTAGTCTTTACCCCGATCGTGACCCCATGACAGATAATGCAAGTTATCTTGATGTCACGTGTTTTAATAGTCATTACGTTCCTACGAGTACCATTCACTACCGGAAGTCGTGGACTTATTGGTTTTTTAGTGGTTGCTCGTATTATTTAAAACGTATTCGGGATATACAACTTAGGACTAAGTTGCGTGTTTATGCGTGGCGTTATCGTATCGATATTCGTGTTGTTGACAATATAATTTATTACCGCGCTGGAGCCCGGCAGTGGCAACATAGGGACTCACGATACCATTGTTGGGTGGATCTTACCCGATATGGTATTGAACCCGATCCTGGGCCTGACATTTCATATCGTGACTGTGTTTTCCGGCGTAAGTTTGTAACTTATGATTACGAGTATTCTGTCCCTATGAAAAGTGGCGCGCGGTATAGTTACCCCATGTCATTTGATCGTCGTACGGAAAAGAAAGTTGATACTGTGCGTGGTGAACAAGTGGCCCTTTTGTGGCATCACATGTATGCACCCATTTGTTATGCGAATACTTTGGACAATGAGAGAGCGGTGTTGTTAAAACGTGTTTTGTGCGACACGCCATCCTATGACCCAGTAGTAATGGCTGATTTTTTGCGTTTTATCAAAGCTAACTTTGATCAGTTGTGCAATTACCGAGTTAAGAATATTCGCGCTGTTAGTTTTGACACATATTTGTTGCGTAGTAATGCTAGTCCCGCTGTAAAAAAGATTTTAGCTAAAACGTATGAATCTTTACGTACCGAAGGACATGATTTCGTTAGTATTACATCAACTAATGCAGCCAGGAAGATGGTCAGGCGTTCACTTTTCCTTAAAAAAGAAAATTTGAGTTATGTGTCCCCTTTGGGTGTCAAGGACAAAGCACCCCGTGCTATACAGGGCGCCACAGCCGAATTTATTTGTATTGTTGGACCTTGGATTATGGCTTTGCAAGATCATTTTAAAAAAATTTGGGGTTCAGGCAATTGGCTGTGCTTCACCAGTGGTGTCAGGAGTGATAAGGCTGCTTCTGTCATCAATGTACCATGGAGTTATGTTGAAGATGATGTAGGGACATTTGATTCTTCTGTTTCTGTGCCATTGTTGGAGCTTGAAGTTTGGATGTGTAAACGCTTCGGTGCCCCACCGTTGGTTATTCAACTTATGCGTCTTAACTGTAATACGTATGGATATACTTTCTTTGGCGCTTTTTATGAATGTCCAGGCCTTAGAAAATCTGGTGACCCATATACTTCGTTATTTAACTCAACCCTCAACGGTTTTTTGCATGTGTATATAATTCATTTGTCGTATGGTTGGTCTATTCTCATTATTAAACACAATGTACGTATGCTTGTGGCTGGTGATGACAATGTTATGGCTATTAATTCTAGTAAACGGATTGATTTTGTTTATTGGATGGGTCAACTTGGTTTTAATAGTGAGG